TCCATCAGATGACTGCGATTTGTCGTAGTCTTGTGAAGTTGGGTGTTCGCATATTTTGGGAGACCCACCTAAGACTCACAAATTATTCCTTTGGGAAGAATGAGGAACAGGCAAAGTGGAGACCCGATTGGGAGAAGTCTAGTAACAACTATGTTTTCCAAATCATAATCTGCGAGAGGGAAGATACCTTTGATGATGAAAGCGGCGACCTAGTGAAGAGTGAGTATACTGCCACCTTTGAGAAGTGTAAGACTAATGCTTCTCTTCAAGGACAGAAGAGAACTATCCTAGTGACAGAGATTGGTAAGCCCCCTGTATGGATTGGGCTACCTGAGTTATCTGATGGAAGTCTGTGAGAATGACAGACTTTGTGATGGATAGAGATAAGGCGATAGCCTTCCTATCTTCTTTCGGTGAACACACAGAGGACTTGCTCATCTTTGTAGCAGGTGCAAGGCTTACTGGTACTGTAGGTTTCGACACTTTCTATTTCCGAAAACAAATAACCATACCTCCCAATCAAATCACTAAAGATGGTGAAATTGGAATCTCTGATTTGAAGAAGGTAATTCAGTTCTGTAAGAAATGTAAAGCAGACGGAATAAGATTCATTCAACACGAAGCAGGTAAACAACTCACAATCAAATGTGGAGGGATGACTCTCAAAGTTCCCACCATGAAAGTAATGAATAGTTACACTAAAGTTCCGGCGATAGAAAAGATGGTCAAGAAAACAGAAGATAACATGTTTACCATCTACAAGGATAAGGAACTAGAAGGACACGGTTCTATTGATGTGGCTCAACTGAGAGCGATATCAGGTTTCAAGAACTTCTTTACTTACCCTAACTTCCTTGTGTGTATTCATCCTGAAGAGGGTGAGTTCTTCATCAAGGCAGGTAAGCAAGGGACTATGCAACTTACAATTGATACAGAGTTATCAAACGCTGAGGGCCCTAACAAAAGAATAGAGAGTAAGTTCGGTAAATGGTTAATGGACTGTTCTAACTTATTGAGTGAGGGTTCTGCAGCAGTACACATGGGGGAGAACAGTTTCCTTTTCTTGACTCAAGAAGATTCACTATTGGTAATTAAGAACGAGGCATAAGTATGATTGTAGATTGGTTTCACCCTGATTTCGATAAGAGTGAACTACCTCACATCTATGAACGCACAAGAGGGAAGGACGGAGTTCTTCATGAAAGAATAGTCTTACCGGATGATGAAGATTATGTGAAGCCATTTTGTTGGGTTCCTATTGGTCTTTCAATAATGCAGCAATCAAAAATTGCAGCAGACTTTCCCGGTACTGAGTTTGACCTTAGTGAAAAGGCCGAAGGTATTGATGGTGCAAAATTGATGAAGATGACAACTGTCTCTCCAGACAATCTTTGGGACATTAAGAATAGAATAGAAACTTATGAAGCAGATTTGAGTTATGAAGACCAATACATCATCACAAGATATCCTGATGGTATACCTGAGTTCTATCCTAGAGTGTGGTATTACGATTTAGAATGGGACACCGAAGAAGGATTCACAACAGTCATGGCTGTGTGTGATACCTATGAGGAACACCCTGTTGTCTTTGCTTGGAAAGAAGGGCAAGGAGACCAATGGACTCACGGAACTACAGAATGGATAGACAGACATGGTGGGTATTTCCTACATCTATACAGTAGTGAAAGAGAAATGCATGATGGCTTCTTACATTACTTGAACAAATGTGACCCTGACATACTGGTAGCACACGCAGGTAACTGGGCAGACCTTCCCCACTTAGTCAGAAGATTAGACAACCATCATGACTTGAGCCCCCTAGCATACATGACTCCTCTCAGAGAAGGGGGGAAGGGATTCTATGATGATGTGGCTCAACCAATCAGAGGGAGGCTAGTATACGATAGCGCAGCAAGAGGAATGACTGGTAGCGGGTTTGAATCTATTTGGCAGAAATCAGGTCGTGGACAAATGTCCAGTAGGAAACTCAATTGGGTAGCAAATGAATTAGGATTAGGAGAAAAACTAACCAATCGTATAGAAGGGATGACAGTATTCAATGGTTGGAGAGAATACTTTGATGAGTTTGTAGACTACTGTCTAGTTGATACAACTCTATTGAGAGATATAGATGAGAAACTACACGCCATTGAGTTCCATCTAGCAATGCAGCAACTGTGCGGTGTAACATTCCCCAGCACTTGTCGTGTTACTAGATACTTCAGAGGCTTAATTGGTCGCCGCACTGCATATAAAGCACCATCATCAAGAGCAATGAATAGAGAAGAATTGGAGGCCGCTTTCATACCAGACCCTAAATCTGGCAGACACGAAGGAGTAGCGTTAGTGGACTACGCATCACTTTATCCTAACATCATAATTTCTGACAATCTATCTTGGGAAACTAAGCGTAGATATTCTGGAGATGGTATCAAAACTATAGGGAATGGAACTCATTGGGACCAAAGCGAAAGAGGACTTCTACCAAACATAGTGCTTGAGATGCTAGCCATGCGTAAGGAATACAAGAGACTCATGAAAGAAGCCACCAATGAAGATGATAAGTTAGGATTCGATATGCTTCAAACAGCCACAAAGGTGGCGGTGAATGCCCTCTATGGTATGGTTTCCATGCGAAAGATAGGAGGCATGTGGTCTGACCTAGACATTGGCAAGACCATTACCTATAGGGGTAGAGAGAGTATTCGATTCTTAATGAGTGAAAGTGAAAGGCAAGGGTACAATGCTCTCTATGGTCATACAGATTCAGCATTCATTCAAGTTCCATTTAGTGAGGCAGAAGCCTTAGCAGAACATCTTACCAAAAGTGCGAGGGAACAATTAGACATGGCGCATCTTGATGTAGAACTTGAGGCTTATTTCGACTACTGGATAAGCACCAATACAAAGAACAGATACTTTGGGATTAAGTCTTGGCCGAAAAATGAGGCGGGTAAGATGAAGGTTACAGGCTTTGAACTCAAGGCCGCTAATGCTGCCCCTATCAGTAAGAGGGTACAAGATTTAGCATTCAACCTGATAGGTACAGGGGCGACAGAGGAGGAAGTTAATTCTGTAATTTATCCTGTAGTTCAATCAGTAAGGAGAGGAGACATTCCTGTGGAAGAGTTAGCACCATATGGTAGAGTAAAGAAAAACTTCTCCGAATATGAATCAGTAATTCCTATGGCTGCTAGAGCAGCGAAGTATTACAATGATAACATGACTCCACTCAACCCTTTCAGACAAGGAGATGGGGCTCAATGGGTGTACATATCAGGAACTCCTGAAGATATGCCTAATGAAGTGGTGTTCCCTAAGAGGAAGAAGAATCTCGTAGCCAATGTTGTGGCATTTAGAGAGCCTTCAGACATTGAAGGATTCTCTTTGAATTATGATGAAATCATTGTGAAAATGATACACAAGAAACTCGAATCAGTATACAATGCTATGGGATGGGAACTGAAAGAGGCTTTAGCAGCAAGTAAACCTGCTGAGTGGTGATAAAATGAGTAGAATAGAAGAAGAAGTATGTAAGAAAATCCAATCTCGTTCTGAGGTTGGCGAAGCAAAATATGGAGTGACAATGGAGACAGCCCCTTTGACAACATTAGAATGGTTAATCCATGCCCAAGAAGAAGCAATGGACTTGGCTGTTTATTTGCAAAAACTTATCGAGATAGAGGAAGAAAAATGAGAGACAGAACTAGGTGCGTTTATTGTGGGTCTAAATGTTCTCCCGGCCATGATAGAAGAAGTAGATGTGAGGCTTGTACATGAATAGTGAAGATATAGACAAGTGGTCAGAGAAGCATGTTGGTAGTCTAGCATTGACTAGAACTATAGTCGGCTTTATCAATGTGGCTTTGAGTGTTATAGTGGTAGCAAAATTATTCGGGTGGATATAATGAAGATAGCGCAATGTGTGTGTGGATGGAGGGGCCCAGAGCAGACATTTAGGCACAACGGGAAACCTACATGTCCTTACTGTAGTAGAGAACTATTCACAATTAGATGCGAGGGGTGTTCAGAATGAGATACAATCCTAATGATGAAGAAAGAACAGAGAGGGATGACTATCCCTTTGATGACTTACTTGAATCATATGCAAAGAGCACCTACGCATGGACTAAAGAAGATAAAGACAAGATACTCAGAGTGACGAAGAGTAGCCTAGGTACATTTGGTTTCTGCCCTAAGCAGTACTTCTTTCAAAACATATTGAAACTAGAAACTGAGGAGAAAGACCATCACATAAGAGGAAGTAATGTTCATGATGTTACTGAGTATTTCTTTAGCCAGATTTTTGAATCCATTGACGACATTCTTGAAGATATAGAAAGTGGAGAAATAGATAGTGCTAGAAAGAAAACTCATGAAATTATACCTGTACCTCCTCAGCCATACATATTTGGAGAGCCAGAACAAATACAGAGATGGGTGGATTGGCAATTTGATAGGCTAGTAGTAACTAAAGGAGAAGGATGGCATCCAGTAGGAAACGAAGCAGAAGTACATGGTACAAGAGTTGTAGAAGTTGATGGGGTATCAGTACCAATCCACATGAGAGGATTCATTGACCGCATCTTTGAAGATGGCAACGGTGGCTTTGCTCTTATGGAATTGAAAACTGGTAAGTGGAAGCAAAGGAAAAACTCTGACATGAGAGCAGAGATGCAGTTCTACAAGATGATGCTTGAGAACAGTCCTCACGGTGAGTTCCTACCCATTACACATTGGGGTTGGGAGTTTCCCGGAGGAGATATTAACGATGGCGATGGTGCTCATTGGGATTACGAATCAATCAACGCTAGGTATGCAAAAAATACCCCTGCTGTTGTAGAAAGAAGGCTGAAGAAATTAGTCAAAGCCCATTTAGAAGAAGATTTTCCTGCGGAACGGACGGATTGGAAATGCCCTTGGTGTGATTTCATTGACATATGTCCCGCTTGGACATTGGAGGAAATAGAATGAGAGAAAGAAGTGATTGTGAGAAGGTGATTGTGAGGATGTTAGAAGGTATCTTGGGGCATATGGTTCCGAACATGAAAGTGAAAGTGGTGATAGGAATGTGTGGAAATAAACCATTCACTTTACGACAAACAAAACAGATGACTCTTCATGACTATGCTGATATAGATATCAGTAGAAATGATGAGGAACTATATCAACATCTAGACATTACACTAAACAAAACTGTTGTCGGAGACCCCGATATTGGTAGTATAGTGTGTGACCTTTTTGACACAATAGAAGCAAAGACAGACCAATTCAGGCTGATGAGATGAACTTCATCACCCTTGACTTCCCTAGAGAAGTCCTTGAAGTAGACTTTGATGGTCAGAAAGGATTTCGTAGAGTGGTCAAGAATGCAGAAGAACTTGAGTCATACTGGAGAGGGAAGAATGGAAGTGGCAATGTTTACTTCACGGCCTACGGTTACCGAAGCCTTACCCCTCCCAAGAACCATAGAGTAGATTACAATACTCCAATCATCAGACACTTCGTCTGTGACTTTGATTGTAAGAACTTCAGGAAAAGAGGGATTGATGTTCCCTTTGATGAGATGCACCAACAAGTAAAGGCGCTCCACGACTACTTAAAAAGCAACAACAAAAAGCACTTCGTATGGTTTAGTGGTGGTGGATTTCATTTTTGGGTCCCTATTGCTAACACCTTCACACCTAACACAGGCTACGACATAGCGAGAGTCAAAGAAGCAGGTAGAACTCTATTATCAGAATGGCATCGCACTCACAATCTCTACTGTAATGACCCTACTGTAGCCTTCGATACTGCGGGAATGATTCGCATACCCAATTCATACAATAGTAAGAGAGGGTGTTGGACTATCCCACTTACCTCTCAAGAAATTATGGAATGTGATTATGAGGAGTTTATTGAACTAGCGAGTAAACCTCGCTCTGGTTTTATCTTACATGGCGAAGAAGAGATTGAACTGAAAGTGAAGAAGAAAGTAAAACGCTTCAAAGAGAAAAGACATGTTGATGTTGATTTGCCTGAACTAAGTACTAACGATATGCTAATCCTTCCTTGTCTCGCTCAAGCGGCTATGGGTGAAGGTAACCCTACACACAAAGCGAGAGTACATTTGGCTTCTTACCTTGCAGGTAGACTACGATGGTTCTTCCCTCCTCAATCTGTTACGGATGATGAGAAATCTATTCATGTAGAACAGATAGTGAATATCATTTCACAACAAAATTGGAGCGATTTTGATGAGGACATTACCACTAGACAAGTAATCAGTATAGTCTATGGAAGTGGTGGTAATAGTGGCTATTTACCCGCCACATGCAGAACGCTTATTCAAGATGGATTATGTACAGGTATCTGCAGGTACTACGATGGTACTGCTGAGGGATTATTTTGAACTGTATTGCGTGTGGTAAAGAGATAAACGGCTACAACACTAAAGGTGGCAGATTGAGAATTAGGAAATGTGGGAAATGCTACTTGAAGTGGAAAAGAGAAGAGAGGAAAAAGCATGGTCAAGCCTGAACTAATCATAGACACTAATGAAAGGGGAAGTCTATGTGATTCTGTTTTGAGAAAGGCAGAGAAAGCAGGTCTAATCATACTCAGGAAGTCCTTAGTGGTAGGAGACTACCTCTTAGGTGGTGCGTGTGTTGAGGCTAAATCAATCAATGACCTATTTCAGTCTAGCCATAGTGGTCATCTTTGGCGACAGTTGGACAACATGGATGTTAATTACGAACGATTCTTTCTAGTCATACATGGAGGCATAGACAAGTATGTTGCAATGGCTAAGAACAATGGGAGAAGAGTGACATACACTAGAGTGCAGAATGAATTGACAGGGACTATTGCTAGAATTATGGCAGACTTTGATTGCCAAGTATTCTACACTCCCAATGTTAGCGAAGCGGCATTGTTCATTACCAAACTCCATGACAAACTTCACAAACCTGCATCAAGACATGGCGCTAGAACAATCAAGAGAGTAGCATCAAATGATGTAAGAGCAGATATGCTTCTAGCCATACCGGGAATAGGTAAAGACTTAGCAGAAAGGATGTTAGAAGAATGTGGTAGCATTGAAGAAATGTGCTACCCTGAATCGCTTAAAAAAATCAAAGGCTTAGGCCCTACATTGAGAGGCAGATTGATTCAAGCACTTACCTCAGAAGAGGCGATGCAAATTGAAAGAGTGGTGAAGAAATCTGTCTAAATGTATTGTGTCTTGTCTATACATAGGTATTAGATTAAGTACCGACCCCTTATGGGGTCACTTATGCGGCACTATACTGAATATCAGGCAGTAGAAAAGTTCCCTCTTTTCCAAGGATATCTAGAACACTTCAGACAGACTTCTATGGAAAATGACATACCCGGAATGCTGTCTTTCTTCTTTCTTCAAGGTCAAGTCGCAGTACCTTACGCACGCATACCTTGGGGCCCATCTCACCTTGACCCTAGAGTACATGTGTTCTGGATTCAACCAAGTAGAACTGGTAAGTCAATCTCTTGGGAGTTCATAGGAGATATCTGTAAGCAAGCAGACATTCCTACGGAGATGTATACTACTGGTACAGATGCTGCTCTTATTGGTGGATGGGAAGAAGAGGTCATAGATGGAGAGACACACAAACACCTCAAGGAAGGCCTTCTAGATGGTCGTAAAGCGCTTAACTTTGATGAGGGCTCAATCATACTCAATCCCAATAAACATAGTCAGGAAACAGTTCTGTATCTACAGTCTGCTTGTAACCCTGTAGGGAGCAACAACAACATACTCGTTAAGCATACTAAAGCGGGTCGTATTGAGACTGAATCTCTTGTGTCTATGTGGATTACTACCTTCCCTCCAAAAGGGGTAAAGGAGTATGTTCTCACTAAGGGTATCTTCCAGAGAGTTCTTCTTTTCTGGCAAGACTGGGACACCGCTAAAAGAATGGGAGTCAGTATGAAGAGAATGGAAATGGCATTTCAGAAAATACCCAAACTCTCAGTTCAGCATAATGATATTGTAGAGTACTTCACAAATCTTAGAAAGAGATTGAGAGATAGGGTGCTGAACATAAGTGAACTTTCTTTCTCTGATTGGGACACTATGGATAGACTAGACCAAGAGGAAGTACTGCAACAACATATGCACAAGATGTTCTCTGCTGATGAGACATTCTACCCTGCTTGTTATGATGCCATAGAAGATTACTATTCTCTACTAGACGGATTAGGGCCGGGCATTGGTGAGGTTGTTGCTTCTTTCATGCCAGCAGTAGAAAATTACACAGTCATATTCGCAACACACATGGCAATGTTGGATGAAGTTTGGGAAGTCACAGGTGAACATGTAGACATGGCGAAAGACATGCTATATGATTTAACCAAGAATCTCATACTTTGGTTAGAAGATGAAGTCGAAGTGGGCTACAAGAAAACTGAAGTTTCTGAGTTCAAGAAGAGATTCGCAATTGCATATCAGAATACAGATGTGTTTGATTTTGAAGATGCTAGAGGTTCAGGTTGGCATAGAAAGAGTTCAGTCATACAAACATACATGAAACTGAACGGTGTCACAAGAGGTACAGGTTGGAACCATTTCGCTAAATACGCTAAAGATATGTTTGACACAGTCAAAGAAAATAAGGTAGTGTATTTACGATTGAAAGAGGGAGTGAATGAAGAATGAAGGAAAGTGAAAAAGCAAGAGATAAGGCTCAAGCCTTGAACATAAGAGCAGCAAAGGCCATAGTAGAAACAGTTAGGTCTACATTAGGACCTATGGGTATGGATAAGATGATGGTTGATGGTGGAGGCAATGTGATAGTCACTAACGATGGAGCCACAATTCTTCGTGAATTAGATGTGGCACATCCCGGTGCTAAGATGATGGCTGAGATTGCTAAGACACAAGAATCGTTATGTTATGATGGGACTACAACTACTGTGGTTCTAGCAGGTCAATTACTTTCTAACAGCGAGATGTTATTCGAAAAAGGGCTACACCCTAATGTAATTTGTAGAGGTTATCATGAAGCATCACAAATGGCAGTAGACTATCTAGTTAGGGAAGTAGCAATTAATGGTGGAGAGAATGTGCTCCATGAAGTAGCAAAGACTGCCATTACTGGAAAGACAGTTGAAGCAGCAACAGATATTGTGAGCACTCTATGTGTTGATGCAGTACTTGCAGCAGGAGATGCAGACAAGGTTAGAGTCATCAGTCTACCCGGTGGAAGTATAGAGGACTCTTATCTATTTAAAGGAGCAATCGTCAGTAAGGATTTCGTATTAGATTACGAAGTTGATGAAGAGACAAATGCTCTTCTTCTCAATACTGGGCTAGAAGAAGAGAAGGGAAGAGAGAATGTGCAAGTCCAATTAGATGCGACTTCGTACAAAGAGTTCAATCAAGAAAGTAAGAAGGGGCTCTTAGAAAAGGCTCAAAGGATTGTGGAAAGAATGGGGGGAAGAGGTATACTATTTGTGAGAGATGGGGTACACGACCATGTCTGTGCTTATTTGAAAAAGAGTGGTATAGGCGTAGTTAGGAGAGTTCCTGAAAGCACGCTAAGAGCATTAAGCAATACTCTAGGCATATCGGTTTCTCAGACTGTTGAAGATATTGAAGAGTACGCTTCTATAAGAGTATCAAAACAGAAGCATAACGATGTGTATTATTTGTTTATTGTTGGTGAAGCAGAAAGTGACCAATCAACATTAGTATTGAGAGGCGCAACTCAATCAACCCTTGATGAGATGGAAAGAGGGTTTGATGATGCTCTTGGCGTAGTCAGTTTGGTCAAAGATAACCATAGCGTAGTAGCAGGTGGCGGCTCAAGTTTCGTGGCTATGGCTTCCTATCTCAGGAGTCATGCCGCTACTGTTGGCGGTAGGGCTCAAATGGCTATAGAAGCCTTTGCTGATGCTTTAGAAATCATTCCCGCTACTATCGCTGAGAACGCAGGGTTTGACCCCTTAGATACCATCTTGGCAATGAGACACCAAATACAGAACGGTAACCTACAATACGGTCCAGATGTGGCTGAAGGGGGAGTCTGCGATATGGGAGCAGAAGGTGTCCTAGAGCCTACAGAACTAATCAGACAGGCGGTATTGAGTTCTACAGAGGTCACGACTTCTATTCTGCGAATTGACGATATTGTGAGCAGAAGAGAAATCGAGTGACATGGGTAGACTGTTAGACAAACTGAATGTGACCTGCAGAAGATGCGGTCACAAGCATATCCCAAGGCGACTAAATGCTCGCTATCATGATGGAGAAAGGAAGAGAATTTACCTTTGGCAATGTAAAGAATGTGACCACTTCTGGGAAGATTCTGTGTACAAAAAGACGAAACAATAATTTACTGTCGGTGTAGATTCTACACCTGTCATGTTCCAATGGGTAATTCGTAGGCTCATATCATTGATGGGCAATGCGTATGTATGGCTTGATAAGAAAATCAAGTATACAGAGGAAGAAACAAGCAATGTTCTTGGTGTTGAAATAGATGATGACTTGCGTGTAGACTCTCGATATGAGTTATGCAGTAGAGTGGAGGAGACCTTTGGCCTACCGAAGGAATCTTTCTGGCATTTGCATAGCACTCAGAAGATTCGTTTTGCTGTACAGCAAGCAAGAAATCTACAATCAGTAAAGGGAGGTAAGAGTGTACCGAATACTGATTGAGACATTCAAATTGTTGTCCGGTCTATCTGAGTTTGATGAAGATGAATGATGAAGATTATGGAGTAGGGTTGGAGGTATCGGGGTTCTGGCTATGGCTTCTAAGAAAAATCGGTGTAATAGCGAACTGAAGAAAGAGAAACCCGATTGGGATTGGGAATACTGGGAAGCGCAATTAGAAGGCTATGCTAAGGTTATGAAGAAACCTATTTGGAGAGACTTTCTTCAAACACAAAAGAAACTTATGGATAAAGTACATGACTTCTATTGGGAAGAAGAAATACACACTTAGCAATCAGTTCCATCAGTAAAACCATCTTGCTCCTTCAAATGAAGATAGGCTTGCTTGACTAAGTTGTATTGCTGTTTAGTACCAGCATCATTCAACTCAAAAGAAAAGCCAAATCCTGCTAATGGGCTTGCATTATCCTCATACGCTGCCTCTGAAGCATAGATAAGCCCGTCATACTTCACTTGAAAGAACTTAGTGATGCTAAGTACCTCATTGTATGTATCTGATGAGGCATCAGTATCTAGATTCTCTATTACCTTCTTTTCAACATCAACACTTCTAATGATACAATGTGCGTATTCACAGGTTATTCCATAATTTGTTTCGTATTCCACTCTCAATGCCATTTTAGTTCACCATCCATTCAGGTTTTGTTGGTATGTTATCATACGCTTCCTGTGGAGTATTATAGTTCTGCGGCAGG